CTCACCCACGAGCGCGCCTACGCGGCGGCGGTGCGCATGCTCAAGCAGGCCCGGTTGTGGCCCTCGGTAACGCCCTACGATCCGTTCACACACGTTGCCGATACCGACGAATGGCTCGGGATGCAGGCGCAGGCGTTCCCCGCCCTCAACGGCGCATGGACGCAGATCGGGCGTCAGGTGCATATCCGGGTAGGGGGCAGCACGACGCCGCTCGGCACGGGCGACACGGCGCAGTACTACTATATCTCGGACTACCCCGTCGAAAGCGCGGCCGGGGTCGCGAGAAGCGCGTTCCTGGCCGACGATGACGTGTTCCGTCTCGATGACCGGCTGCTCAAACTGGCGATCATCTATCGCTGGAAGCAGAAGACACAGCAGGATTATGCCGAGGAACTGAGCGACTACGGCAATGCCCTGTCCGAGCGCATCGGCAACGACAAGGGCAGCAACGTCTTTGCCGTGGGCAAGAGGCAGGCCAATTCGCTCTATGCCACCTTTGCCTATCCGGGGACGCTGGGCTGATGGCATTCGCGGGCTTCAAGCGCATCCCGGCCCCACGTCCGGGCGGCAGGCGGGAGCCGGTGCACGCCCCCTTCATGTCGCCCACGGGCGGCTGGGTAACGGGGGCCAACCTTGCCTCCGGCCCCAAGGGGACGGCGCTGGTCCTGGAAAACTTCCTGCCCACGGCCACCGGGCTCAAGATGCGCAAGGGCTCGTCGACGCATGGGCGAGCCTCGGCTACCGAGCCGCTGGAAAGCGCCATGACCTATATCGGGGGGGCAACGCGGAAGCTGTTCGCGGCCTCGAACGGCGGCATTTTCGACCTGACGACGCCGGTTGATCCCAATACCCCGCCCGTCGCGTCCGTGAGTGCGCAGACCAGCGACTACTATTCCTACGTCAACGTCGCCACGCCGGGCGGCCACTACCTCATGTGCGCCAACGGCACCAACAACATCCAGACATTCGACGGGGCCGCTTGGGCGGCGCTGGTGTCGGGTGTCGGGGCGGGGGAACTGAACGGGGTGGCGAGCGACAAGATCAGCCACCTCAACACCTATCGCAATCGCGTCTGGATGGTGGAAACCGGCTCAATGAACGCCTGGTATCTGCCCACCGACAGCATTGCCGGAACGGTGGGGCAGGTATCCTTGTCGGGCGTGTTCCAGAAGGGCGGCTCGCTGCTTTTTACCGCCACATGGTCGCTCGATACCGGGGCCGGACTGGACGACAAGATCGTGTTTGTCTCCTCCGAGGGCGAGGTTGCGGTCTATCAGGGCGACCCGAGCGATACCGCCTTCGGCTTGGTTGGCCTCTATGAAGCCTCGCCCCCTCTGGGCAAGAATGCATGGCTCAAGGTGGGTGGCGACCTGCTCATCCTGACGCAGATCGGCATCATCCCGCTCAGCGCCATCATTTCGAAAGACCCCGGCGCGCTCGCCTTGGCGGCGGTATCGCGCAACATCCAGCCCGATTGGGTCAAGGAAGCGCAGTTGCGCAGCGGCTTGCCGTGGGAAATCATGAAGTGGTCGGCGGAGAACGTCGCCATCGTCTCGTGCCCCGTCACGTCGAGCGTCAGCGCCACCCCGCCGATCTGCTTTGCGGTCAATCTGGAAACCGGGGCGTGGAGCAAGATCACGGGCTGGAATGCACGCTGCCTCGTGCTGCACGATGACCGGGCGTATTTCGGCACGAATGACGGCCGGCTGGTCAGGATGGAAACCGGCGGCTCCGATGACGGGAATCTGATCTATTACACCTATGTGGGCCAGTTCGAGCATCTGGCCGGAGTTGGGCGGCACACCACGGTGATGCAGGCGCGCGCCATCTTCCGGGCGCAGAACTCCTTCACGCCCAAGATCGACGTGACCACGGATTACAAGATCGAACTGCCCTCCTATCCCGATGCGGCCGATGTACCGGGCGGCTCGCAGTGGGATGCAGGGCTGTGGGACACGGCGCTGTGGGATGCTGGCGGCACTGTCACCGGCACAATTCAGACGCGCTGGACCTCGGTGGGCCGGTCGGGCTTTTCCCATGCCCCGGTGCTGCAAATCGTTTCCGGCTCGGCCGGGGCGCCCGTGGCTGAACTGGTCATGTTCGAGGTCACGCACCAGCCGGGGGGCTTGGTGGTTTGATCGAAATGGTCGAGGACGTGGGAGGCGTCGTTGCTGCCTTCGTCGCCCGGCTGATGGGAATCGAGCGGGGCTTCGGCCCCTCGACCGCCCTTGGCTATGTCGAGGACGGCGAACTTGTCGGCGGTACGGTGTTCCACAATTGGGAGCCCGAGGCCGGCGTCATCGAATTGTCGACCGCTGCAACGACGCCGCGCTGGCTCACGCCAACGGTGCTGCACGCCATTTTCGCCTACCCGTTCGAGCATCTGGGCTGCCAGATGGTTGTCTTGCGGGTTGCCGAGCGCAACGCGCGCATGCGGCGCATTGCCGAGCGGTTCGGCTTCGATGCCTACCCGATCCCCCGGCTCCGGGGGCGCGATGAGGCGGACATTATCTACACCCTGACCGATGACCAGTGGCGGTCGACACGGTTTGAAAAGAGGCTAAGGCATGGGCAAGAGCGCACCTAAAGCACCCAATCCGATCACCACGGCGGGTGCGCAGACTTCCTCCAATATCGCCACTGCCATCGGCCAGCAGCAACTCAACGCCATTGACCAGGTAGGGCCGCAGGGCAGCGTGGCCTATTCGCAGAGCGGCACGTACAAGTTCACCGATCCGACTACGGGCAAGACGTACGACCTGCCCAAGCTGACGCAGACCACGACGCTTTCGCCGGGCCAGCAGCAGCTATTCGACACCGGAATGCAGACCCAGCAGCAGCTGGCCGATACCGCGCTGACGCAATCGGGCCGGCTCGATGACCTGCTGTCGACCCCGTTCTCGCTGGACAACGACGCGACCGAATCCCGGCTCATGGAATTGGGATCGAAGCGGCTTGACCCACAACTGGCGCGGCGCCGCGAGCAGGAGGAAGCCCGGCTGTCCAACATGGGCATCAAGATCGGCTCCACGGCCTATGACCGGGCCATGGAACTGGTCAACCAGTCCGAAAACGACGCGCGTAACCAGTTGCTCTTGAATGGGCGCGGGCAGGCGGTGCAGGAGGCGTTGCTGGAACGCTCGCAGCCGCTCAACGAGATCATCGGGCTGGCCTCGGGGACGCAGGTGCAGATGCCGAATTACTCGCCCACGATGCAGACCGGGCTTGCCGGAACGGACGTGGCCGGGATCACGCAGAACGCCTTTAATCAGCAGATGGCGGGCTACAACGCTCAACAGCAGCAGTTGGGCGGCATGTTCGGCACGCTCGGTACGCTCGGGGCAGCGGCGATGCCGTTCATGTTCTCCGACAAGCGGCTCAAGACCGACATTCACGCCACCGGCGAGAAGGTGGCCGGCGTCCCGGTCAAGACCTGGAGCTGGAAAGGCACGGGCCAGCCCGACGTTGGCGTCATTGCGCAGGACGTGGCCAAGAAGCACCCTGAGATGGTCGACAACTCGCACCCGAGCGGTTTCAAGCGCGTCAACTACGGTGGCCTCATGCAGCTTGGGGCATCGGCATTGGGGAGGGCCGCGTAATGGCGATGATGCCGGCATTCCAGTGGGGGCAGGGCGGGCAGGCCCTCACTCCCGAGCAGGCCAAGCGCCAGCGCGCCGTGGCCGAGGCGCTGATGGGGGTGCAGAAAGACCCTCAGAACATGTGGGAGGGCATCCAGTCCGCCGTTGGCCAGATCGGCGGGGCGTTGCAGAATACCCGCCTCGATGCGCAGGAGGGAGAAGCCCGTGCGCAAGTGGCGCAGGCATTGGCCGAAGCGCAGGCATCGGGCGACCCCAATGCCCTTCTCGGCGTCATCGGCAACGATTGGGCCTCCGATGCCGAACGGCAGATCGCGAGCCTGCTGTACGAGCAGAGCCAGCCGAAAGACCCGCTGGAGGTCAACGGGCAACTCGTGGACCCGAATACCTTTGAGGTGCTGGGCGACTTCCGCAATGCGCCGGAGGCTCCAAAGCCGCTTGCGATCAACGACCAACTCGTGGACCCGACGACCGGCAAGGTCATTGGCGACTTCCGCGACCCGCCAGCACCGGGCTTTGCGCCTCTCACCGCCGAGGAAGCCGCCTCGCTCGGCTTGCCCCCCGGCTCCTATCAGCGTGGCCCCGACAACCGCATTTACGAGATCGGCGGGGGCAACACCAATGTCACCGTCAACACGGGCGAGGGCAGTTCACAGTGGAACAAGACGCTCGATGAGAACAACGCCAAGCGGTACATTGGCCTTCAGGATGAGGCGTTAGGAGCGCAGCGGGCGCTTAACTCGTTCGCGGCGATGGACCAGTTGCTGTCCGATCCTAACCTTTATTCTGGCGCGGGCGGCGAGCAGGTGCTTGGGCTTAAGCGGCTCGGCGCGGCTATGGGTCTTAACCCGGAAGGTATTCAAAGCGCTGAAACGTTCAACGCATTGTCCAAACAGGCCGCCTTGGACATCATGGGCGGGTCGCTTGGCACCGGCTTTTCCAACGCCGACCGTGATTTTGTGATCGACCAGGTCGCCAACCTCGGCAACACCCCGGCTGGTAATAGGCAGATCGTCGCTATTCAGCGCAAGTTGGCACAGCGCAAGATCGAAATCGCTCAGCGGGCGCAGGAATATGTTGACCGGAACGGTCAGCTCGACAACGGCTTTGATCGTGAGTTGCGACAGTGGGCGGAGGCAAACCCGCTATTCCAAGATGAACCGGGGAGCGCTTCGCCGGGACAAGAAGACGTTGAGAATATTCTCCGGGAGCTTGGCCTCTAAATGGCGACACTGGAACAACTGGCCGAAGGCATCCGCCGCGCCAATGCAAAGGGCGATATGGACGCTGTGCGTAAGCTAGGCGCCGCCTATCGCAAGATGCAGGGCGAAAAGACAAGGGCGGCTACCAACCCGTACGAGAGTGGCAACGCCATTCGCTTGCGTGGCGGGCCGGGCGCTCCCAAGATGCCCAACCTGTCGCGCTCGCCCATTATCGGGCCGGTATTTGGCGCCCTCGGCTATGATGGGCGCCCGGTCCCGGAAGGGGCGTCCTCGGTGCCGTGGCTTGACCCTATCAACGCATTCGGTTCCTCATTGGCGGAATCCGTGCCGATTGTCGGGCCGTCTCTCGCGGACTTCGGCAACCAGGTCGACGCCGGCTTTGCCTCGATGGTTGAGGGTCGCGAGGTGTCGCCGGAGGAGCGCGCCGGCATCACGCAGCAGGAACGTGAGAACTTTCCCGTGGCGTCTGGCGCTGGCACCGTGGCGGGCATTGTCGGTCCGTTCGCTGCGCTCGGCGCCACCACGACCGGCGCTAAACTTCTCGGCATGACAGGGCCGCTGTGGCAACGCGCACTCTTGGGCGCGGCAACAGGCGGCGGCGTGGCAGGGGCGGATACCGCAGCGCGCGGCGGCGATGCCGGGAGCGTTTGGCTCAACACTGCCCTCGGCGCGGCAACGGGTGGCACGTTCCCGTTTATCGAACGCGGCGCGCGTGCCGTGGTTGATGCGCTACTGCGCCGGGCGCCGTCGCGTGGCGTGCGCGTGCTCGACCGGACGTTGAGCCGCGACGGTATCACGGCTGACAAGCTGGCCGGGCGCTTGGACCAGATCGGCCCGGACGCGCTGCCGGTGGACGTTGGCCCGAACATGCGCCGCCTTGGCGGTGCCGTTGCGGCCACGCCGGGCAAGGGCCAGAAGATCATCACCGACGCCTTGGTTGAGCGCGAATTGGGCAAGAATGCGCGCATCCGCACCGATGTGGACAATGCGCTTGGCCAGGCCCCCATCCCGTCCGCTGTGCGCGAAGAAATCAAGGCGGCGCAGAAAGCCTTGTCGCCTCTCTATGAGCAGGCTTTCGCTGGGGCCAAGCGCGTGGATTCCAGCAAGATCGCGCTCAACCTGGAAAGCCTTGCCGTCAATTCTAGGGGAGAGGCGCAGGCCGTGGCGCGGCAACTTCGTAACATGCTCGGCATTGTCGACAACCCGTCTGTCCTTGACCCCAACCCGCGCACCCTGTTCGAAACGCGCAAGGCCATTGACGGGATGCTGGACACTGTGCAGGACGGCAACGCCCGCCGCATTCTCAGCGAGACGCGCAAGCAGGTCGATGGCCTGCTGGCCGAGGCCGTTCCCGGCATCAAGGAAGTCGACCGCCAGTTTGCCGAACTGGCTCGGCAAGGGGACGCCTTTGAAACGGGCCGCAAGGTGCTGGACGCCGGCAAGGAAGCGATGCCGCCCGCCGACCTCGCCCGGATGTTACAGGACAACCCGGCCGAGTTCATGGCGCGCGTTTCGCAGGGCGCCCGCGCCGACATCGAGCGCATCCTGGGGACCGCTGGCAATGACGTGACCGCCCTAAAGTCGGCGGTCAAGGGCGATGGTTCTTGGAACCGGGAGAAGCTGACACAACTATTCGGTCGCGAGCGGGCCGAGCAGCTTCTTGGCGTCCTTGAGCGCGAAGTCGAATATCAGCGCTCGTTCAACACCGTCTTGCAGAACAGCGAGACGGCGGCGCGGGTAGCTGCCCAGCAGGACATTGCGCCGACGCAGTTCGGGCGCCCCGGCATTTCTGACATTCTGTTCGCGGTGCCGCAGAAGATGGCAAACAGTGCGGCAAAATCGCGTTCGGAAGCCGCCAACAAGATGATTGCCGAGGCGCTGGCATCGCGCCCGTCGCCTGAAATGGTCGACAAGCTGCTGTCGGCGCGTGCCCGCGCTCAGCGCCCCTCGTTGTTGGCCCCGGCGACGGTGCCGCTGCTCACCAATCAGGGTTTTTGAGGCTCAGGGTAAAAAGCCCGCCTGTCACGAAAGCCATGATAGCCACGGCAATGAAACCGATGATGGTGTCCCCACTGCCGAGGGAAATCAGGAAAGCCGTCATGCCGGCGCTGCCGACGCTCCCCCATCGGCACAGCTTGCGGTCGACGTTCTGAAGCCACTTGCCGGTTCGGGGATCGCGCTTGCGATAGTCGTCTGGTCCCAGGTCAATATCGCGCATAGCCGCGCACTGTAAGCCACACCAGCCCCGCCCGCAAGGTGGGGCTTTTCGTTGGAGGCAACGCCCATGGCAACTCTCCCCAGAGAAGCAAAGGCCCTGCTTGATACCATTGCCGGCCCCGAAAGCCGCGGCGCCTATGACGTGATCTATGGGGGATCGAAGTTCACTGACTTCTCCGACCACCCACGCCAGTACGTCCCCATCACCAGCGGGCCAAATCAGGGCAAATATTCCAGCGCGGCGGGTAAGTACCAGTTCCTCGGCTCAACATGGGACGCCTACGCCCCCAAGGCCGGGGTTTCCGACTTCTCGCCTGCATCGCAGGACGCGGTAGCGTGGGAACTGGCTCAGGACGAATATCGAAGGGACACCGGGCGCGATTTGCTCACCGACCTGCGCGCGGGAGACCTGTCGCGCGTTCCGCAGTCCCTTCGCAATCAGTGGACATCGTTGCCGGGCGGCATCGAGCAGGGGATCGGTCGTAACGCATTCAACGTCGCTTATCAGGGCAATCTTACGCCGCTCAACCCCATCCAGCAGCAGCGCGCCGAACAGCTTGCCATGCGCCAGCGCCTCATGGCACCCGCGAAGCCGGGCGGGAACATGTTCGCCGGGTTGTTCGACAACATCGCGGGCGGGATAAAGGGCGGCATCAATGCCGGGCTGGGTTTCTTCGGCAATCCCACGATCATGGCCCCGACGCCAGCCCCCGGTGCCGCCCCCGGTGGCGGCCTCCAGGACACCATCAAGGACGCCATGCTGGGGACCGTGGCGGGGCGCACCGCCATCGTCAAGGCGCTCATGGCGCAGAACATAGGGCAGGCCCCGATCATGGCTTCGGGCCGGGTGCCGGGCGGCACTGCGGCCTATGCCGTCAATCGCAATGGGGCTGCCCCCGTGACCCTGATGCGCCCCCTGACTGGCACGGGCGGGGAAAGCTCGCGCGCCTTCGATGCGCTCAACCATGCGGGTCAAAACATGGAAATATATCGTGCCAACCGCGCCGCCATCGGGGGGCCGATCACGCAAGGCTCGATCAACACCGCCTTGGCGCGCGGCACCACTCTCGTGCGCTCGGCCAGCGACCATCCCTATAGCGGCGAAAGCAGCATCTCCGGCTTCTATGACGGCGTTGCTCAGAGCCTTGTGTAGCAAGGAGACTCCCCGTGCCTAGAAACGGCTCCGGTGTTTATAGCGTGCCTTCCGGCACGCAGGCGGTGACGGGCGATACCATCGCCAGCGCGCCGTACAATGCGTTCCTCGCGGACCTTGAAAGCGACCTCAACGCCGCGCGCCCGGTTTCGGCGGGCGGCACTGGCGCCACGTCTGCATCGGCGGCAAGGACGGCGCTTGGCCTCGCCATCGGCTCCGATGTCATGGCCTACAGCGCCGATATCAGCGCGCTTGCGACGGCATGGACGCCCGCCTCTGCCTCTGCCGCCGCCTCGCTTGCCTTTGCCGAGGATACGGACAACGGGGCGCACACGGTCACGGTCACGGCTCCTGCTGCTGTTGCAGCCGATGCCACGGTAACGCTGCCGGGGGTGACGACAACGCTGGTGGGGACGGATACCACCGACACGCTCACCAACAAGACTCTGACGACTCCGACGATCACCTTGAAGCAGGGCGCGGCTCCGGCGCCCACGGCTGAGGGCGATATCCAGTGGGATACGGACGACAACGTGCTTGTCATTGGCGACGGGGCGGCCACCAAGACGTTCCTGCCCATCCCTGCCAGCACGGCGGCGGGGGATATCGAATACTACACCAGCGCGAAGGTGAAGGCGAGACTGGCCAAGGGCGCGGCGGGGAAAATCCTGACCATGAACGCCGGGGCTACCGCGCCTGAATGGGCCGATGCTCCATCGAGCGGCCAGCCGGTGCCGACGAGCAGCACGTTCGCGGTGGGGACGCTGTTGTACCTGCGCTACGTCTCCGCGACGACCATCGCTGATGGCGGGTCGGTTTCCGGCGCCAACCTCCGCACCATCGTTCTCGCCGCTACTGTAGACACGACTTGGACGTGGGAAACCGGGCTCGCACTGTCGGGGACGTGGAAAAACCTGACTGGCTATTCCATCGACCAAGCCGGGCCTAGCGACCGCTCCGGCGGTTATTTTGTGAGGACTGCATGATGAACCTCGTTACCATCAAGACGGCCAAGCAGTCGCGCATCACGGGCTGGCTCGAACTCACCATCACCGCCGATCTGGGCGACGGCGCGCAGGATTACCCGTACACCTACAACCCTGCCGAAAACGAGGGACTCAACCCGGAAGTGACGGCATGGCTCATGGCCAACCCGGCGTTTCCCATCAGCCCGGCCGATCCCGCGCCTCCGCCCTCGACCGACCCCGTCGACTATCCCCTCTCCATGCGCCAGCTCAGGCTTGGCCTCAAGCGCTTTGGCGGCAAGCCGGCCTCATTCATCGCGGATACCATCGCTGCCATCCCTGACGCGGATACCCGCGACGAAGCAACGATCTGGTACGAGGAAAGCATTGAAGCGCATTGGGATCACCCGATGACGCAGAGCCTCATTGCCGCTGCCGGATTCACCACGGAACAGGCTGCGGCCATGTGGATGCAGGCGAAAGACATTGCCGCCTAGCGACGGGTGCACGGGATTCGGCTGGGCCGAATGGGTCTTCCCCGCAATCCGCCAGTGCTGCGTAGCCCATGACTTCGGCGGCTCCAACGGCCAACTGCTCGACTGCCTGCAATCGGTCCTGCCCCATTGGGCCTATGTCATCGCCGCCTTTTGCGTGGCGCTGATGATCCTGCTGCGCCCGCTCTACCACTGGCTCAAGCGGCGCTGATCTAACCCATCCCCCATCATCAGGAGAACCGGACATGGCACAGACCATGAGCCGACGCGGCCTTATGGAACTCATAGGCCACGAAGGTATCGTTGCGTCCCCCTACTACGATTCCGCCAACGTGCTCACCTGGGGCGTCGGGCACACGGCCCATGCCGGGGAACCGCTGCCCAGCACAAAGTGGGGCAAGAGCGCCGATCTGGTGGAAGTCTTTTCCACCTTCCGCCGCGACGTGGCGCGCTATGAGGCCCAAGTGCGCCTCGCCTTCACCCGCCCGCTCACGCAAGAGCAGTTCGACGCGGCGGTGAGTTTCCACTTCAACACCGGCGCCATCGCCCGCGCGACGTGGGTCAAGAAGTTCAACGCTGGTGATATCGCCGGGTCGCGCAAGAGCTTCATGGACTGGCGCAAGCCTGCCGAGATTGTGCCGCGCCGGACCAAGGAACGCGACCTGTTCTTTGCCGGCAAGTACGGCAACGGCGGCAAGGCCACGCTCTATCCCGCCGACGACAAGGGCCGGGTGCTGTGGGGGCAGGGCAAAGTGATCGACCTTGCCGACGCGCTGGCCCGCATGGCGCCTCCCGCTCCGCCCGCTACACCCATACCCGCCAACCCGCTCCCGCCCCGTACGGACGATCCTGCGGGCAAGGCTGCCCCGTCCAACATGCGGGGCTGGCTCGGCATCCTCATCCTCGCCCTGTCTGCCATCGGCGCCGGCATTGCCGTGGCCTGGGACTGGCTCTCCGCTTTCATCGAAAGGATATTCTGATGCTCGACAAACTCTGGGACACCATCGTCCGCTGGCGGACGGCGCTGTTCAACGGCATCGGCGGCTTCGTCGTGCTCATCCTGCCGCTGCTCGGCGCCCCCGAGATCATGGCCATCATCCCCGGCGAGTACCACAAGTACGTCTATGCCGGGGTGTTCCTTGTGAACTGGTGGATGCGCCCGCGCGCGGCGGTCCGGGCCAGCGACCCGGAGGCCCAGAAATGATCTGCCTCGTCGACCCGCTCGGCTGCTTCACCGATGGTGTGTCATCCCTCGCTGACAGCATCCTCTCGCTGTTCCCGTTCGGCCTGTACGGGATCGTCTTCCTCGGCGGCATGATCGTCGGCGAGAGGATAGGGCTGTGGGGCATCCTCATTGCCATCATCGGCTGGGTTGCCATCCGCTTCGGCACGAGGGGCAAGGACGACTTCGTGGGCGACGTGACCGGCCACGATGCAGCCCCGTCGCCGCCGATGCCCCGCCGTCGCCAGTCTGTGCCCAAGCGCAAGACCATCGTCGACGTGCTCAAGAGGCTGAGGAAGTAGCTGCCGGGCCACTCAGGCAGGCCAGTCGTCGGGACGATAGCCGCTGAGGTAGGCTTCCAGCAACCGGCGCTGGCAGGGACGCAACGGCTTCTGCCCCCGCTCTATCTCATAGACCATCTGGCGGACGTGCTCGCCTTCGTAGCCGAGCATCTGCCCCATCTGCGATTGGGTGAGGCCCAGCTTTAGCCGGGCCTCGCGGGCAAAGGTGGCGTCGGGGGTCAAGGCTTGTCCCAATCGGCAACGAGGTCTTTGTCGGCAAGGCCTTCGCCAATGTAGGTCCAGCAGCCCTGCGGGGTGTCGTCCTCGTCCAGCAGGATCAGATAGACCGAGTGACCCCAAATCTGATCCGGAGTGCCCTTGCTGAGACGGCGGGCTTGGCTCTGAGCCGCGACCAGCGACTTGTCGATCAGCATGTCCGGGTGGCCGTGACGTTCGATCCTGAATTTCGGCATTTCTTCATCCTTCCGGGTGGGCACCATGCCCATGCCTAATGTAAGCCTTAGCCCTACAATGTCAAGCGTAAAAGAAGCGGCCCGACTGGTGCGCGAACACCAGCCGAGCCTTGAACCATCCTCCCACGTACAGGAGCACGGCCCCATGGGCATTTTCAGCAGCAAAGCATTGAGGGCCGGTAAATGAGCGACGGATTTACCCCCGAACAACTCGCCCAATTGCGGCAGGCACTCCGCGAGGAACTGGCGGAAGCCGGGCTCAGGGTCGACGGGCCGGATCACGTCGACGAAGCCCGCGAAGATTTCCGTTTCGTGCGCAAGATGCGCAAGGCAGTGGAAGGCATCGCCGCCAAGATCGGATGGTCTGTCATCGCCGCCCTTGTCGGGGCCGTGCTTTGGCTCGTGACCAATGGGCTGAACTTCTGGAAGGGCCAGTAAATGGCCAATCCAGGCTTCGACCCGAAAGACCTCTCCGAAGCGGTTGAACTGGTCAAGCGATACGGCAACGTAGCCGAAGCGGCCCGCAAGTCCGGTATCCCCGACGCTACCCTTCGCCGCCGCCACCACGCTGCGCAGCGCCTCTCAGGCAATCCGCAGCAGCCAGAGCCGCCTAGCCCGGCCGAAGTTCGCGACTTCACCTTCTGGCGCCGCAAGGCCGCAGAGGAACAGCGACGTGCCGACGAAAACGAGCACGTCGTCCGCGAAATGGCCGGCATCTTCAACCGCGCGCCCATTGTCCCGCATTGGACACTGCCGGGCACGGGCAAGCCGGGCCGGGCGGTGGGCCTCATCCATCTGTCCGATCTGCATTGCGGCGAGGTTGTTCGCCCAGAGGAAATCGGCGGGCTCAACGAATACGGCCCCGAGATATTCAAGCGCCGCCTGCGCCGCATGATCTCGGCATCGGTGCAAATCCTGCCCCGGTGGGCGGCAGACTGTGACCTAAAGGGCGTCGTGCTGGCTCTCAACGGCGATCTGATCTCCGGCGACATTCACGACGAGCTGCGCCGCACCAACGCGCTCACCTCGCACGAGCAAGTAGCTCTGGTCACCGACGAACTTGCCGGCGCTATCGAAATCCTGGCCGACAAGTACGGGGCCGTGCTGGTCACCGTCACGCCGGGCAACCACGGAAGGACGACGGAAAAGACGCACGCCAAGCGCATGGCGGCGCTATCCTATGACACGATGATCGGCAACATCCTCGCGCGCAGCTTTGCCAGCGACGAGCGGGTGACGGTCAATGTCTCTGCCGGTGCCGATCTCCTGTTTCCGATCTTTGGCTGGCCCGTATTGCAGACGCATGGCGACAGCATGGGCACGGGCGGCGGGCAGGGATTCGCCGGCCCGGAACTGCCCATCGTTCGCGGCGGCAAGAAGATCAAACTGGCCGGCTTTGCCACGGGCGAACAGTACGCCGTCATTCTCACGGCCCATTACCACACGTCCAGCAATCCCGGCACCATCCTCGCCAACGGCTCGATTATCGGCTTCAACGAATATGCCGTCCGCATCCGTGCACAGCCGGAGCCGCCGATGCAGTGGCTTGCCCTCATCCATGAGAAATGGGGTCTGCGTGAGCGCGTCCCCGTAGTGCTGGAGAACCCCCGAGCGCCCGAACGTCCTCGCGTGCATATCCCAGCATCAATGGTCTGACGCGCGAGCCGCTATAAGCCGCCCGCCGTTTCCTTATAGCGGGGCAGGGAGCGCCCCTCCACACGCTCTCAAAACCCACCGAAAGGATAGACTCATGCGCCTTCTCCTGCTTGCCGGGGCGGCTCTGCTCGCCCTTTCCTTCCCCGCCTTTGCTCAGTCGTGCGACTACACGTTTGACGATGTGGCGAACAACCAGCTTCGCGCCAACGGCTCCCCCGTGGTCATCGTCCCCGATGCCGATCTTCCGGCCCTGCTGGCAGAAGTCGAAAGCCTCACGGGCGAATCCTATGGCGACGTGACGCGCGCCTTCCTGGCCAATGTCGACGGCACCGTGTTGCTCGGGCTGGAAGTCGGCGGGTGCCTGCTGCCTCCCATCGTCGTCGGGGTCGCTGCCGCTCCGGCCAGCGACACGCTCAGCGGCAGGGTTGGAACCGAGACCTACGCATGATTCCGCGCGAAACACTCGATGACCTGTTGAAGCGGGCCGACGCCCTCATAGCTTCGGTCCGCTTTGACAACTCCGGCTCCATCATCGCAGGATACTACAGGGGCGGCAATGGGGGGCTGCTGTCTCACGATACCGAGAAAGCCGCCGATGGGCTGGCGAACCTCGTTGCCAAGATCAGGCAGTTCTATCCCCCTGTAGAGGCCAGCGCGGAACAGATGCAGGAACTGACCGGCATCATGGGTGAGGTATTGGCCCAAGGCGGCTACCGGGGCGACAAGCGCGATCTGCGGCTGTTCGTTGATCGGGTGTGCGAGCGGATGCGCTAG